AGGAAAAGACCGCTATTTCCGGCCCGCAACGCGAAATCGACGCAGTGCGCTTGGAACGGGAAAAGATGCCCGGAAAGTTCCGGGACGATGTCCATGCCGCGAAGGGGTGTTTCCACCCGCTTCCGGCTCAGGAATTTTTCGTATTCCATCACACCCTCATCGGCATGAGAACGAAGGTCGCCGCGTCGTCGCCGCTGGGGGTAATCAGTGCGGGCGATGCGTTGTCCTTCATTCTGATGGTGATGGGGCCGTCCCCGCACGCCGCGCAGATATCAGCCAGGTATCGGCTGTTGAACCCGATCTCGATCTCACCGGAATTGGAAAGCATCTCCACTTCGTCTTCGGCCTCGCCGCCGTTCGCTCCGGTTGCTGTGAGAACGCACGACGATTTACCGAGTGTCATCTTAACCGCCGACGTGGCCTTGTCTCCGATCAATGCAACGCGGGCAGTCGTCGCCTTGAGGGTGCGGGAATCCGCTTCGATCATCACCGCCCCACCATCGGGGATGATGCGGCGATAGTCTGGGTAGGTGGCGTCGATGACCTTGCTCTCGACGGACAGAGCCCCGACCTTGAAGCCGACGCGGGCGGGGCCGATGGAAACCGATACCGGTCCATCCCCGAGAGATGCCTTCCACAGGGCAATTGTCTCCCTGGGAACGATGACGTCGGGGAACTCGGGAAACACGCCAGAAACGCACGCCAGCGCCAAACGATGCCCATCCGTCGAGACGAGGCGGATACCCTCGGCAGAATTCTGCACCAGAACGCCACAGAGGTAATATCGCGTCTGTTCCGACGACATGAACGGCGCGACGGCGTCGATAGCCGCCGAGAGATGCTTGGCGTCCAATTCAAAGGACGCGGTGAAATTGGACGTTCCGAAATTCGGGAAGTCATCGGCGGGCATGGTGGGAAGCTTGTACCGGCTTCGGCCCGCAATCACCTTGACAGTAGGCCCGTCCATCTCGACGCAGATTGACGATCCTTCCGGCATGGCCTTAACGATGGCGGAAAAGTCGGCGGCGGGAATCGTGATGGTTCCCTTTTTCTGCACATCAACCGCAGCGACGGCGGATGCCTCAACATCCATATCGGTGGCGGTGATGGTCAGGTTGTCCCCGACTTCAACCTTGAAGTTGGACAGAATGGGAATGGTCGTGCGCCCCTTGACGACACGGGCGACGTTTTCGAGAGCGGCCCTCAGCGTGGCCTTTTCGGCGGTGAATTTCATGATAGATCCTCGGCGCGTTCGGTAAGGAACAAGTGGACGCGTTGCATCGCCTCACGGGCTGACTTCACGTCGCTTAAAACATCGTCGATGTCATCGGGGAATTGGAAGACATGACGAAGACCGTTTAGGAATTCCCCATATCCGTCGTCGGATGTGGGGACCTCCACCTCGGCGGCGGACAGTCCGAGGCGCTTTGCCCCGACGCCCGCCAGATAGTGAATGGAATATGTCATCGCGTGAAATCTCCAATTTGGGATGGGGCGCAAAAGCGCGGCGGGCACTTCGTCGCTCCTCGGGACAGAATGAAAAGGCGGATGGCCTCCTCATCGCTCAGGGTGGAAACGCCCTTTTTGATGTTCAAGCCTCCGTCGTTCCACCCTCCCTTCCGGTTACTCTTTCGGGAAGGGGAAACGGTCTTCCGAAATAGCTGGTCATTTCCGCTTGAAGCAGCCGATGCATCGTCACGGACGACAACCGCTTTGACTGCGCCACCCTTCTTGTGGGGGGGCACGTCTCGCTTTTTGGCAGGAGTAGGCTTCTTAGCCTTGGAAGCCTTCGAAGCAGGGCGAGAGCCGCGCGTCGTGCAATCTCCATCGTTGGCCTCCTTCTTGGGGTTAGGCTTGCGCATTTCATCTGGCGCAATCCTGCGAATGATGCCCTGGCATGTGGCTCGGGGAATTCCCAGCTTGGCCGAAACGGCGCGAAGAGATAGCCCCGACCGGTATTCTGCCATGACGGCGTCTTCCTTAGCCCTGATCGCTGGCTTAGGCATCTGCAGAAGGTGGGGCGCGTGGGTCGAGATGACCTTGTGAGCCCATGCCTTGCTGCACCCGCAAACGTCAGCCGTCGCCATGAGGCTATGACACGATCCCATGGCCTCGATAATCTTCCGGGCCAGGTCGTTCATCAGGCTTCCCCGATGGCTGCGAGGTAAAGATCGAGAATGGCCTGCTCCTCCTCGCGCTCCTGCCGATCCTTCTTGCGAAGACGGACGATTTGGCGAACGGCCTTCGTCTCGAATCCCTGGCTTTTGGCTTGGGCGTAAACGTCCTTGATATCGGCAGTCAGCGCCGATTTTTCCTCGTCCAGCCGCTCAATACGTTCAATGAACTGGCGGAGTGCCTCGGCGGCAATCCCGCCCATCGCGTTGTTTTCGTCGCTCATGTTTTTTCCTTCCGTTGCAAGAGAAAGCCCCGAGGCCAAAGCCTAGGGGAGTTGTCCGGGTTCACCTGTCGCTTTCAGGCGGGAGAACCGACCCGGCGCGGTTAGGAGTTGCGGCGCTTCCATCCTTTCGGAATGACACGTTCAAGCGCCGTAATTGTTTCAAGCGTTGGGTTCCAATCGTCATCATCCAGCTTGCGGATTGTGCTTTCTCCAAGCCCCGCCTCGGCGGCAAACTTGGACACGCTCCAGCCTTTGTGGTGACGATAGTCCCGAATTCGTCGGATATTCTGTTCCGTGTTCATAACCGTTATGCTGCCTCGTAAATTTCCGACCGTCAACGCATTTTAATGCGAATTTCGGCTTGACGCAACGCGCGTTATAATGCGAGATAGTCAGAGCAAAAACGAGGAGGGCACCATGGACGAACGCGAAATTCTCGAAAGGGCGAAAGCCGCTTTTGACGCCAGGAAGGCGGAAATTTCCCCCGATCTGTTCCTTAACGTCAGGGTCAAGGGTCACTGGCCGGTTTCCGTGGACGATTTCACCGACATCAACGCGGCGGCGGAATACGCCAGCGACAGCGATACGCTGGGCAGGTACTTCGGTACTCTCCATGTCACCTCGGAAGGCGCGACGTGGATTTGCCTCCGCCAGCGTCACCTCGAAGTGTGCGAGGCTCTGTGATGGCTGATTTCATCGCTGCCCGCGTGGCCGAGGCCCGTGCAATCGTCACCGAACCGAACTCGCCGACGACGCTTGTGGCGTTGGCGTGGATCGTTCTCCGCACTCATGGGGCGCGTCATGCGGGCGCTTGATATTTTCATTCTGTTCACATGGGGATCGGCCATCGGTGCCGCGTTCCTTTTCGCAATCGGAGGGTAAGTTGAGCGAACTTCAAATCATGGGGCCGAACGAAAACATTCCGGCCCCCGCCACGCCGATGGAAATGATCGGAAGGGCCGTAGCTTCGGGCGCGTCCGTCGAGACGATGGAAAAGCTTCTGGCGCTTCAAGAGCGATGGGAAGCAAATGAGGCGCGGAAGTCGTTCGTCTCGGCCATCGCGGCGTTCAAGGCCAATCCCCCGGCCATCCTGCGCAACCGCCATGTGGAATTCGAAACGCGCGGAGGCGGGAAGACTTCCTACAGCCACGCGACCCTGGATAACGTCTGCGACGCTATCGGGGCGTCCCTGGCGTCTCACGGCCTTTCATGGAGATGGGAAACCGAGCATCTCGATCAGGGGATTATTCGCGTGACGTGCATCCTTACCCACGTCGGCGGCCACTCGGAACGGACGGCCCTTCAGGCGTCACCGGACGCCAGCGGAGGAAAAAATCCCGTCCAGGCCGTGGGGTCAACCGTGACGTACCTGCAGAGGTACACCCTGCTGGCGGCAACCGGAATTGCCGTGCAAGGTCAGGATGACGACGCGGCCACGGCGATGGGCGCGAAGTCCATCAGCATGGATCAAGTCGCGGAAATTCAGGACGGCCTGGCCGAGGTCAACGCCGATGTGGCGGCATTCTGCGCATGGCTCCGGGTCGGGTCTCTGGCTGAAATCACGGAGGCCCAATTTCCCGCCGCTATGAACGCCATTTCGGCCAAGCGCAAGAAGATGGGGGCGGCAGAATGATCGTCCACAACATCCCCCAGCGATCGGACGAGTGGTATCGTCTCAGGGCCGGGATGCCCACAGCATCCGAGTTTTCGTCTATCGTCACCAGCACTGGGGCGGAATCGAAGTCGCGCCAGAAATACGCCTACCAGCTCGCGGCGGAAAAGTACGCCATGGGGACGTGCGGAACCTGGGGCGGGAATGTCCACCTTGAGCGTGGCAGGTTCCTTGAGGAAGACGCCTTGCGGGCATACGCCTTCGTTGAAGGGGTTGAAGTTGTTCCGTGTGGCTTTGTCACCGACGATGACGTGACTCACGGGTGCAGCCCTGACGGGCTTGTCGGCAATGACGGAATGGCCGAGGTGAAGTGCCTCAAGGCAGAGAACCACATCGCTGCCCTGCTATACTGGCGGAAGAATGGCCGATGCCCCACGGATTATGTCCAGCAAACGCAGGGACAAATGATGATCTGTGGCAGGTCGTGGTGCGACCTGATTTTCTACCATCCGAACCTTCCCATGTTCGTCATCCGCCAAACCCCAG